CACTTTGGGGTCAATCTTGCGTCACGACGACGTGATGCGCGAGTGGTGACGGTACGGTGGTGTGCATGGCGAAGAAGTCGGTCAAGTTGAGTGTCGGTCGCGGCGAGAAGTTGCCCGCGTCGCGTGGTGCCGGGTTGACGGCGAAGGGCCGCGCCAAGCACAACCGTGCGACGGGCAGCAACCTCAAGGCACCGACGAAGGACAAGGACAACCCGCGCCACAAGTCGTTCTGCGCCCGGAGTCGGTCGTGGACTGGCGAGCGTGGCAAGGCTGCCCGTCGAAGGTGGGGATGCTGACATGGCAAAGCGTTCACTCGTCGCGAACATCAACCGTCGCAAGCGCCTTGGGACATCGCGCCCCAAGTCGAAGTCAACCGTGAGCGCGAAGTCATACGCCGCCATGAAGCGCGGCTGGAAGGGTAAGTGATGCCGAAGGTCGGAAAGAAGAAGTTCCCGTACACCGCGAAGGGCAAGAAGGCCGCTGCGTCCTACGCGAAGAAGACTGGCAAGGCCGTGAAGAAGACGAAGGGCTACTGATGCCCTTTGAGAGCGATCGCCCGTGAAGAAGAAGCGGAGCAAGCGGTGATTGCTGCGGTGCTGGCGATCATCGGTTTCCAGTTGCTGATGGTCTGCATGATCATCCGCGAGATGCGAAAGATTTGACGATGCCCCACGACTGGAAGGTCCACCACAAGACCCGGAACATCCACGTCGTGGAGATCGAGGGCGTCCGCCCGTCGGAGTTTGAGCATTGGGTGTTGCTGTCGAGCGACAGGCACCACGATTCGACCCATGCGGACTGGGATTTGGAGCGCAAGCACCTTGAGCAGGCCGTCGAGCGCAACGCGACGGTGCTGGACTGTGGTGACCTGTTCGACTGCATGGGTGGGCGTTGGGATCCTAGAAGTTCAAAAGGCGAGATCAGAGATGAATATGCGCTCGCCCCGGACTACCTCGATGCGATCGTGCGCGACGCTGCGCGGTTCTACGCGCCGTATGCGAAGCAGTTCGCGTGCATCGGGCGTGGCAACCATGAGACTGCGATCACCAAGCGCCATGAGGTGGACCTGACGGAGCGCCTGTGCGGTGCCATGTCGCAGATCAGCGGCGTCCCTGTGGTAGCGAGCGGGTACGGCGGGTGGGTGGTGTTCCGTGCGCGGGTGTGGGGTACGACGGAGGTGAACCTGCGGCTGCGCTGGTTCCACGGCAGCGGGGGTGGTGGCCCGATGAGCCACGGGGTGTTGACGACCCGGCGGATGGCGTCGTGGCTGCCTGACGCCGACGTGGTGGTGAGCGGCCACACGCACGACCACTGGCACGTCAAGTTGATGAGGGAGCGATTGGTCACCACCAAGGGTGACTACCGGATTGGCCTGACGGAGCAGCACCATGTTCGGACGCCCTCCTACAAGCAGGAGTGGAATGACGGCTGGGGTGGCTGGCACGTCGAGACCGGGAAGCCGCCGAAGCCGCAGGGTGCGATGTGGATGAAGTTGACGATGGCCGACACCAAGCACGATGGGATGCGGCTGATCGCGACGTTCACGGAGGCGAACTAAATCCATGTTGCGGCACGGGTCCGTGGCGTGTCGTTTGTAGAGTGATTCGGCCCAAGACGGGCGACCGCAAGCCGACGGAATCGGCGCAAGGAATGCGATGAAGAAGAAGACGAATGTTGACGTGAAGAAGATGGCTGGCAAGGTTGCGACTGCCAAGACCGCTTCGGGCATGAAGGTCGCAGCGATGAAGCCCCGGAAGAAGTGATGATCGTCCGCGTCGGAGCCAACTATTTTCCCGTGGATGCGATCGACCGCATCTACGACCGTGGTGACCGCTTGGTCGTGTGGGCGAGCGGCATGACGTACGAGGTCGCTGGTGCTGAACGCGATGCGGTGCTTGACCAGTTGAAACTCCTCATGCCGCGTGAGCATGTGGAAGAGTCGAGGGAGTTTGCGCCCGTGAAGGGCAGGAGGAAGTCGTGATGTACGGCAAGAAGAGTGGTGGATGCGCGTCGAGCCGTCGTGGCAAGAGCGGCGGTCGTGACGGCGCGAAGGGCGGCGGTTACGGCGGCGCCAAGGGTGGCGGCAAGGGTGGACCGAAGGGGAAGAAGCGATGATGAAGTTCGATCTGGCTTCTCTGGTGCGCGAGATCGAGAGCGCGGAATCGTTCCGCGACACTCATCTTGTGGAGTGGAAGAGCCTGATCGAGCGTTTCCACGGGCCGTCCTACCGCGAGTCGAGGGAGCAAATGGACGACCCGGAGAACTTCATCCTTGAGTACATCGCCCTGTTGCTGCCCCGGATCGTGCATGACAACCCGACGGTGCGCGTGAAGAGCGCGAGGCCGGTCAGCCAGTCGGAGGCTGCCGGCGTGTTGCAGGTTGGCATCAACCGGTGGTGCAAGATGGTGGGTATTCGGAACACCCTTGAGCGGATTGCGACGGATATGCTGCTGGCCTACGGGGTGGCGCTGACCGTGAACGAGCCGCGCAAGGGCTATGTGACGAGCCTGACTGAGGATCCGTACCTGCCCCGGGTGTACCGGATCAGCCCGGACCGGTTCTTCATCGACCCGGCTGCTACGCACTTGGACGAGGCCCGGTACATGGGCCACTGCTGGATCTCTGACCGCGACGACCTGCTCGCAAGTGCCGAGTCTGACAAGACTTGGGACATCGACGTGATCGAGCGCGTGGCTGCCAACACTGGGGTCAGCGATGTCCGCGACGACGTAGACATCGACCGCAACATCCCCGACCGCAAGGAGTTGGTGGTGTACGAGGTGTGGGTGCCTGAACTGCACGACGAGGCTGCGGAGTTGATCGACTCCGTGACGGATCGTGCGATGTTCAACGGCACGATCTACACGGTGGTGAAGGGGCAGGCTGAGAGCGGCAAGCCGGCGAATATGGGTATGGCCCGTGCGCCGCGTCCGTACTACGGGCCGAGGACCGGGCCGTATACGGTATTCGGTGTGTATACGGTGCCTGAAGATCCGTACCCGCTGTCTCCGATCATGGCTCTGATGCCGCAGATCGACGACGTGAACATGCACCTTCGGAACATGCGGTACAGCGCCAGCGCGTACAAGCGCCTGCTGGCGGTGGACGCACGCAACGCCAAGATGGCGCAGGACATCCGCGACCGCGAGGATCTGTATGTGGTGCTGGCTGACAACCTTGACCCTGACGCGCTCCGCACGATCGAGGTCGGCGGGATCACGGCGCAGCAGGTCCAGTACGCGGCGATGGCTCAGGACCGTCTGGACCGGGTGTCTGGCATCCACGACGCCATGCGCGGCAATGTGAGCGGCAACGCCACGGCGACCGAGGTGCAGGTGGCGGAGAGTTCCAGCGGCCTTCGGATCAGCCACCTGAAGCGTCAGTTTCAGGAGTCGGTGAACCGTTGCCTGCGGTCGGTGGGCTGGTTCATGTTCTACGACGACAAGGTGGTGTTCCCGGTTGGCGAGGACGGGATTGCCATCATGGGCGAGCCGGAGCCGATCTTCTCCGCGATGGCGATGGTTGGGGTGTTTGACGACCTCGACATCGACGTGGAGGCGTACAGCATGGAGCGGGTCAGCGAGGGTCTGCTCCAGCGCCGGTCGGTCGAGTTGCTTCAGGTCATCGGCAACATCAGTCAGGCGGTGGTGGCTGCGCCGCATGTGGACTGGAAGCAGGTGCTGTCGGTGGTCGGCAACGCGATGAATATGCCCAATCTGGGCGACATGATCGACATGCGTGCCGTCCAGCAGATGCGGGGTCAGGCCCAGCAGGCCGCCGCCGGCGCTCAGGCCGGCATGGCGCAACCCCGGTCCATGCAAGAAATTATTTCAGAAGTTGAGGGCCGGCGCTGATGCCCCTGTACCCTTTCATCGACGAGGCCAATGGCGAGACTGTCGAGTTGATGTACTCGATGTCTGAGGCTCCCAGCATTGGCACAACCGTCGAGGTGGATGGCCGTGTGTTGACGAGGGTGGTCGCTGACTACCAGATCGACCCAGCCACGAACCGCTCCCAGTACCCGTATGTGTCGTCGTCGCTACCTCGCAACCTTGAGGGATGCACGACGAACAGCCAAGGCAAGCCAGTGATCATGTCTCGTAGGCATGAACGTGAGGTGATGTCGAGGCACGGGTATGCGAAGGAGTAGGACAGCGTGGCTGAACCCAAGGACGGCGTGACCGAGGCAGAAGAGCCGAAGGTCGAGGCAGAGATCGAGAATCCAGTCGAGGCAGCGGCGGAAGAGCCTGTTGCTGATCCCGTGACGAGCGAACCCCTTGGTAGGGACGCAGACGACGAGGTCTTGGATCGACTGTTGGGCGAGTCGGAGCAGAAGGAGGAACCTGCTCCGGTCAAGCCAGATGCTGATCTCGATCGGGCATACCAGATTCTCAAGCGCGATGGTGTGCCTGATGACATCCTCAAGTCCGTGTCCAAGGACACTCTGATGGCGTGGGCCGGCAAGGCCGGCAAGCGTCAGACAGACGTGGATGGGTACGGCAAGAGGATGAAGGCGCTTGAAGCCGAGAATGCCCAGTTGAAGTCCGGGCGCAAGGCTGGCGACGAGGAGTTGGAATCCTTCGATGAGGAATCCGACAACCCGCGTGGCAAGCCGGATACGGACGACGACGACGCAGGATCGGACGAGGACTCCAAGGATCCGCGCTACACGGCGCTGTCCGAAGAGGTCTCAAAGTTGCGCCTGCAACAGCAGGAGCAGCAGTTGCGTGGGCTGCAAACCCAAGTCGAGCAGGCCATCACGTTCGTTCAGGGTCAATACGGGAACCCGGTTGACGCAAACGCGGTGCTGGCCGAAATGGATCGTCTTGGGCGAAGCAAGCCCGGTACCTACCCAACCATGATTCACTTGGCGCAGGAGGCTTTCGCCAACATTGCAGGTCCGGCCCGGGATCCCCGGCGCGTAGGACAGCCGACAGCACGACCGACCGTAGGCAGGAACGAGCGTCCCACGACGCCCGCCGACGCCGAGGACGCAGTTCTGGAAGCACTGCTTGAAGGGCGAAGCCTTTCCGAAGCCAAGCGACTGACACGAAAGTGAGCAAGTAATGCCCGGAACCCCGATTCAGACCTTCAACGACTTCATGAATGCGACTGGTCCCACCTACCTGACCAGCGCCGATCAGGTGATCAACGAGGCCGTCAAGAACACCTACGCCTTCAGCCGCCTTCTCAAGGAGAAGACCAGCGAAGCCACGGTGCAGGGCGGCAACGAGATCCGCGACGTGATCATGTTCGATGACGCATCGACCTACGATCACTACCTTCCCAACGACACGTTCACTTGGCGCAACGCCAACGTGACCGACACGGTGCGTGCGCCGTGGCGCTTCTCGATCGACCACATGGCGTGGACCGATCACGAAGTGGAACTCAACAGCGGCTCCGGCTCGACCCGCGATTACGTCAAGGCGCAGTACAAGCGTCTGAAGCGGATCAAGGAACAGCGCATGTGGACCTCGCTGACCAACGGGTTTGAGAACGACCTGTGGGCGACTCCGTTCGGCAACTACTCCAACATGGAGGGCAACGCCGGCAGCCTGCCGTTCTCGCTCGCCTCGTTCATCACCGAAGCCCCGCTGCTCACCAGCGTCTTCGGCGATCCCCGTGGCGGCGCTCCGCTGGGCTGGACCAACGTGATGAATCTGGACCCCACCAGCGAGAACCGCTGGTCGAACCAGATCTCGTACTACGACCCGGGTGCAACGGACCCCAACCTCGCCCCCGTGACCAAGACGGGCATCGAGAACGTCCGTGACGGTTCGACGACCTACAGCGCCCGCATCGGCGGCCTGCTGCCGGCCTTCGACGAGATGTTCCTGAAGTTGGACTTCCGTACTCCCAGCACCCGCGCCGAGTACTTTGAGAAGCCCTCGATGAACCGCCAGATGATCCTCTGCTCGCGCATCGGGATCAACAACTACAAGCAGGCTCTGCGTGCCAGCAATGACACGCTGGTGTCGTATCAGGATCCGGCGTACAACGCGCCGACCTACAGCGGCATCGAACTGATGTACTGCTCCAACCTCGACACCGCTGCGATCTACCCCAGCGGTGCAACCGCCCGTGTCAACCACAGCACCGACATCGCTGCCGCAAGCACGACGACCGGTGCCACCGAGGAAGGTGCGTCGGTCATCGACAGCGGAGCGCGTTACTGGTGGGTCAACGGCAACTACCTGACGCCGATCTTCCACAGCCGCCGCTACTTTGAGAAGCACGAAGTGCTGCGTCACCCCAACCAGCCGTTCACCTACGTTCAGGTGGTGGACTGCTGGTGGAACCTGTTCTGCAACAGCCGTCAGCGTCAGGGCATCGTCGCCCCGATCAACCTCTCCTGATCCTGAAACCCACGAAGGGGGGCTGGGAAACCAGCCCCCCAGTTTCAAACACAACTCCAACGTAAGGAATCCATACACATGTTTCTTGCTCCCACTGCTCCTCAGATCGGCGTTCAGCCCCACGCTTCCGTGGCTCGCATGGTGAACAAGAGCGGCGGCGCTCTTGCCATCGGCGATGTGGTCATCACGTCGTTCAACCACACCAGTTCGGTGTACCCCGCCACCACGACCGCCGAGGCGTACCTTTCGCCTTTCGCGTGCGTGAAGAAGGCCGAGGGCGATGTCAACGGCTCCAGCGACAACGGCGCTCATGCCAACTGCGGCATCCTTGGTGTTGTCGTTGATCTTGGCTCGTACAGCGGTGCTGACAACACTGAGGTCGTGGTCCAGATCAGCGGCGTCTGCAAGGCCAGCGTCAATCCCAGCACGAACAACGCCGTCATCGGCACCAAGTTGTTCGTGTCTGACACTGCTGGTCAGTTCACCAACGCGGGTGGATCGACTAGTCCCGACACCCTCGCCGCGATTGCTCTGGAGTCCAAGACCGCCGCCTCCGCCGGCCTGATCTGGGTCGTCCTCGTCGGCGGCGGCAATGTCGCCAACTACGAGTGATCCTCGACAACAACTCAGGGTCGGCAGGGTGAAAACCCTGCCGGCTCATTCCTATGCCCACCTTCGCACAGGTCAAGCGTCACGTCCTGCTCGCCGTCGGCGGGTACCCCAGCCTTGCTGCTGGTCAGACCAACGCCGAACGTCTGGCAGAAGTCGTCAACCAAGCCGGCCAGTACCTGTTCCAGCGCCCGTGGCGGTTCAGGGAGCGGACCAGCGCGTTCATCAGCCTCGTCGCCAGTCAGGACTATGTGTCCCTCCCGTCCGATGTGGAGGAGATCATCAGCCTGATCAACCGCGAGAACATCGGGTTCAACATCGAGTTGGTCACGCCGGACCATCTCCAGAACCTGCGCGAGATCAGCATCGACAGCGGGGGCCACGGCGTCACCTATGCGTGTCTGTCCCGTGTAGCCAACGCTGCCGGTTCTGCCCTGAACCCGGCACGCCTTGAACTCTTCCCGACCCCGACTGCCGCCGCAACCGACGCTCTCGCCGTGCGTTACCGCGCCGGATGGGTGGAGATTGCCAGCGGCGCTGCCGACTCGTACGAGATCCCGATCCCCAAGTACTGCGACTCGCTCTTCATCCAGTACTGCCGCGCCTTCGGCATGGCGTATGAAGACGAGGGACTGTCGCAGCGTCTGGTTGAGATCGACGCCGGCCCGATCTTGGCCGGTGCGCTGACCAAGGACGGGATCCTCCAGCGAGACATCGGTCGCCTGCGTCCGTCCTACGAGATCGGCTACGGGGTGAGCATCATCCCGAGGTTCACCCAGAACCCGTCTTGAGGTAACCAGTGGGCGTAGCAGTCACACCATCAGCGGCGCAACAGATCGAGTGGCAGGTCCACCCGACCGTCGTCACCCAGTCTGGTTCCGTTGCTGCCGTGATTGGGCAGGCCGTGTCGAACTTCGCTCTGACTCAGGCGCAGTTCGACTCGCTGATCAATGGAAACGGAGGACTTCAGCCGACGATCCGCATCGACTGCGAGAACGCTGGCCGCACGCTCATCATGCCGCTGGTGCAGTTCACCGGGTCGGCCACGTTCCAGTTTCAGGTGCTTGGCTGGTCCTACAGCCGTCCTGCCGCGTCGTGGATCTGCCAAGCGGTGACGCACAGCCCGACGGCAGTGAATGCCAGCAACACGGCTGACTCAGGGACTGGTCTTGTCCTTGGCGGCGTGACCTACCGTGCGTTCGGCCTTCTTGGCGTGACCACGACTTCAGGCAATGACGGCGACGGTGGCGTGGTTCCACTGCCGGCGCATTATGAAATACTCCCCGTCGAGGGTCTTCGCGCTGCTAACGCTGCGACGCTTGCAGCGTCGAGCGCCATCATTCAGGTCAACAACTACGGCTGGCGCTACCTGACGATTCATCTGCGCCAGACTGCCACGACGGCGTACACCTGCAACTTCAGGTGCCTGTACACCAACACGGGCCAGATCTTCAGGTGACACATGGGACTGTCGATCACACCAGAAGCGGCCCGCACTGACAACGGATGGGATTTCCATCCGACGGTGATGACATCGTTCGTTGGCACTGCCGCGTCGCTGTCCCTGATCCCGCCGTCGTTTGCACTGACCGACACCCAGTTCAATAACATCGTCGTCAAAGGTGATGACGGGGTCACGTTCCCATTCAGACCGTCAATCGTATTTGACACGTTTGACCAGAACCGTCTGCTGATCATTCCGTGCCTAAACACAACAGGCTTTGTAACTGATCTCAAGTTCCAGTTGATTGGATGGAACTGGAGCGTCTCTGCCCAGAGGTGGATCGGAACGGCTATCACGCACTTTCAAACGGCTCGTACGGGAATGGCTGTAATGTCAGCAGGAACGGGCATCACGCATCCATCAACCGGAGCGACTCTGTACAAGCCGATGGAGCGCATCGGCGTAACGACCGCTGCGGACGCCGACGGCGGCGTCGGGATTATCCCGCTGCCGAAGCAGTACGAGATTCTGCCGGTCGAAGGTCTGTTGTCGTCAGCGACCACGTCACACGCTTCAGCCTGCACGATCGTGGTGAAAAACTACGGCTGGACAAAGATCAGCCTTCACTTTGTCGTTGGCCTGTCGGTCAGTACCAACGTCAACGTCATGTGTATGTACAAGCGAGAGTCCGGCGTCTTCCAATAGGTCACAACAATGGCACTACACCCACAAAAAGCAGTTGCTTCATCCTCGTTCTCCTGCACGTTGCAAGGTCGCAACTCCAAGGCTCAGGTCACCATTGCGTCTGCCAATTACCCGGCGGCGTCGTTGACCGAAACTCGCCCAACAACGACCGGCCAGTCCGTTGTCATCTACACCGAAACAGCAGCGTGTCCGTCGTTGCTGAAGATCGTTCCATTCCACTTCGCCAACAACGCAACCGGTCAGGGCGTTCGTGTGATTGGGTGGAACTCATACGGTCAGTCCGGTGGCCTCACTCTGTGGACCGCAACTCTTCTGGCTGATCTGACTCCGGATTACAACACGACCGTCGGGAGCATTCCGTCCTATGCAAACTTCGACGGTACGGCATCGACCGCGTACTTCTATTCGGCCATGACTGCTGCTGGCGGAACGCCCACGGTTAGCCTGTACAGCCCCGGGGTTGCTTCTGCGGCCAACACGGCTCCGGCGCACGCCGTCATCGACACGATGGGCAGTGAGATCGTGATGCTTCAATTCAAGTCAAGCGGAAGCAGCAACATGGGTTGCCTCTGGTACACCATCTGAGGAGACATCATGCGAACAATCAGGGATAGACCTCTTCAGGTCGCGCAACAGACTGCTACTGGTCCTGCCTTGTATGGCAGCACGACCGCAGGTTCGATGTTGCGCGATCTTCTGAACTCGACTGACAGCCTTGACATCGTCACCATCGGCGATAGCAACATGGGCTACTCAGATGCAGGTGTTACTACCTCATACGGACATACTGCTGGTATTCATCGATACCTGAGTTCATTCGGTGGCGTCAATGCCTATGCAACTCCGCTGTTTCCCGGAGCCGTTGCCAGCACTGGCGCGTGGACCAGTGCTATGTTCGGTGCTGGTCTAACGTATACGACACCTTCTGATGGTCAGGCTGGAAGCACAGGAACCGTCCGTTTGCTGGTTACCGCTGCTGCTGTTCCAGATGCCAACGCAGCGGCAGTGATCAGCAATCTCTCTATCGATACCTCTATCCTTCCGAAGTTCGCCGGCTTGAATTGGGATGCTGGGTTCGTTGCGTCTGGCGTGACCTACACGTCGCCTGCAAACCAAAACTACATTGGTCTTGGATCGACCAATCTGATCAACATTGGTACGGGATCCGGCTCGACCAACTGCCAGTACCGTGTTGTGTATGCAAAGTTCACGACTACCGGAGGGCAGTTCAAGCCGGTCGTCTGGTCGAGTTCAGGATCGACCGTTGCTTCTTCGTTCGTTTCGACTGCCGGAGGTTCAGCCGGTAATTGGTACGGGACAACGACACTTGACTTTGCCTCTCGCAGCCCAGTTGTTGAGAACCGGTGCGGGTGGGATGGTTTGGCTCAGTCGGCATCGACGACTGGTCCGTTTGCGTGCTTGTGGCACAGCGTTGTCCGCAGGTCATTCAAGGGATACGCGGTCAACCCACTGATCTATGACGGCGGCAAGAAGACTGGTGAACTTGCAGATCGAATCGAGGGGATGGGTAACCTGCTTGATTCGTACCTCAAGGAACTCTATGAGCGGCAGAAGGCTCATGGCGGAAGTGGACGCCTTCTGGTCTACGTCAACAGTGGAATCAATCAGCCGGAAACTGCTGCCCAGTGGACTGCTGCCGCTGACCGCATCGTGAATCGCATCACCGAGCGGTGGGTTTCCGGTGGTGGCAGCCGGTCAAATCTGGCATTTGTGTTCAGCATCAGCCATCCCAACACTGTTGACCCGTGGCTGAGTGCGCGTCCTGCTCTGGCGACGAACGCAAACCAATACGCCCAGACGAGGACATCGTCGAACATTTCCGTTGTTGACATCGCTGTCGCCTACCCCGCATACAAGTTGCTCAACGGATCACAGCCGGCTGGACGCTTGTATTCGTCGATCGGCGGCACAGAGGCAGAACAACAGGCGCACCTGACGTTCGCAACCAACACTCAGGCAAATGGTTACGACGCAGTTGCCGGAAGCGTGATGATGTCGTTGATGTCCAAGACGTGAGGTTCAAATGGGTGGCACTACAAGAGTTCCGTTGGCTACTGACATTCGGTTCTACAGCATGATTGCCACGCTGGTCACCGGCTTTGCCAGCGTGTGCGTCATGCTTGGCCGGCGTGACGAATCGTTTTCCCGGGCGCAGTCTGACATCGTCGAGTTGCGGCAGATCACCGGTGATCTCGCCAAGACGGTTGCTGCCAGCGCCCAGACGAGCCTCCACCACGCCGAGAAGATCGCAGAACTCCGAGAGAGGATCGACCGTCTGGAGGAGCGCCAGTGAGGTTCCTACTTCTGGCACTCCTGCTCTGTTCCTGCTCCAGCGGGACGCAGGAGATCGCAGACAGCGCGTCGGCAATCAGCAGTCAGGCTCAGTCGATCACCGACAAGGCCCGCGAACTGACCGTCTTGGCCGGACAGATCGACGAGAATCTGGCCGCCGCACACGGCTACTTGGCCGGCGAGCAGCAGGATCCGGGCAAGGCCGTCGAGCGCATCGAGGCGTCCCGTGTGGTGGTGTCTGATGTCGCCGGCAAGGCGGACGAGATCATGGTGTTGTCCAGCGAGATCCACGCCGAGACCACGGACATCGTTGGCAGCCTGCCGTCCGTGAAGGACACCACGCCTTGGTGGGCAAGTCTGATCAGTCTTGTAGTCGGTTTGGGGCTGATGGCCCTTGCCGCGTTTATGCTGGTGCATACGGGGATCGGAGCATCTCTGGGCGCGTTGCTCAGGAGTCTGATCCCGAAGCGTAGGAGCAAGTGATGATGATCCTTGGCAGCATCGAGAGCCTTCTTGGCTCAATCTGGTTCGCAGGCTTGACGTTCTGTGCCGGCTATCTGCTGGCGCACATCTGGCCGGTCAGCGCGTTCAAGAAGAAGTGAGAACCCCCGTTCTGCCCTGCTCCCCCCGTACCCGGGGGTGAGCGGGGTTCTAGGAGATAGGCATGGCAACCCGTATTCAAGTACGTCGAGACACCGCAGCAAACTGGACCACGTCAGGCTCGACCACGCTTGCGGCTGGCGAGATCGGCTTTGAGACCGACACGCTGCTGTTCAAGATTGGTGATGGCTCCCAGACTTGGACGAACCTTGAGTACGCGGGCGGGACCGAGCCGATCCGAAACAACCCTAGCGGCACGTCGGTCACTGATCTTGACGCTGCTGCTCTTCGCAACAACGGCAACAGCAAGTACCTGATCCTTGGTGCCGGCAGCGTGTCGAACGGGCCGTCCGGGCTGACTACGGGGACCGACGGCCAGTTGATGGTGACGGTTGCCAAGTTCGACTACACCGGCGCTAGCGGCTCAGCAAACGAGCGTTTCCTAATGACGCTCCAGACGCTGACGACCGGTCGGTTCTTCTACAGGACGTACAACGGTTCGTGGTCGTCTTGGTACGAGGCGATCCGCGCCGACCCCGCGACTGGCGACGTGACGATTGCCGGCGACCTCGCCGTCAGCGGTGGCGACATCACGACGAACCAGACGACAGCGTCGGTGTTCAACGCCAACGCGACCACGCTCAATGTTGGTCAGGCTGCGACTACGGTCAGCATCGGCGCTACTACTGGCACGGCGACGATTCGCAATGCCACGACAGCGATCACTGGTGCCGCGACGGTCGGCGGAACTCTTGCGGTCAACGGCGGCGACATCACGACCACCAGCGGAACCGGCAACGTGTTTGAAACCAATGCCACTACTGTCACGCTTGGCCGAGCGGCTACGACGGTGTGCATTGCAGACAACGCAACTGCTGCTCAGACGATCGACATCGGTACTGGGGCGACCGGGACCGGAGCAACCAAGACGATCAACATCGGCACTGGCGGTGCTGTTGGTTCCACGACGAACGTCAACATCGGCGATGCTGATGGTGGCACGGTTGCTGTAGGGAAGGACATGACGGTCGGCGGGACGTTGGCAGTCACTGGTCAAACGACTCTGACCGGAGGTCTTGCGACACAACTAGCACGCCTGAACATGGCTTCTGGCTCTTTGCTCAATGTCGTATTGGGTAATTCGGCCAAAGGGACAGTAACCACAAGCCCTCAGTCAAGAGTTATTTCATATACCGCAGTTTCAAACAACAGTACGATTTACATCATCCCGCTTTCAAGTCACGGTGTTTATAACAGTAGCGCAGAAACCATTTCGTATTCCGCAGTGGTGGGAGCGGACAACCACAATACTCAACCATCATGGGCTCGTAGTTATGCATCGTATATCAATGCAAACGGTACTCAAGGTGCAACTCTTACTATTACTGCGTCAGCAAGTACCGGCGGATCGGTATCGCTAATCGGGGCAGCAAGCGTAAACGCAACTATCACAACCAACCAATCAATCGCTGCCGGTTTTTCCATTGCGCCGGTAATTATGCAATCAAACAACGCCGTTGGTGCGCGAAATTACACCATCACCGCGACGCTAACCGTAACTCTTGCAACCCCCGAACTTCTAACCCCCGGCGTCATCTATGCAATCGTCGAGGTCGCTAACTGATGCCCTACATCGGAGCCAACCTCCCGTACAAGGGCTGGACGACTGACACTCAGTTCTCGTCCGTCCCTCCGGGGTTCTCGCAGGACATCCTCAATGTGATGCCCGTGGACCAAGGGCGTCGGAGGATGCGGCTCTCGTCACGCGCTGGCTTCAACCCGATCTACGCATTTGAAACCGCCGGACCGGTCCAATGCATGGTGCGCTGTGTTGCGTACACGGGCGCGTCTGGCGCACTCAAGACGGTGATCAAGGACCGCACGATCGTCGTCAAGGCTGGCGTGGTGTACTACCTTGAGAAGGGCGGCGTGCCGACGGTCTGCTCGATCGCCGGCGGTGCATCGGCACCAGTTCACACGCCGGCGCTGAATGCGAGCGTTCGCACGGTCGAGGGAGTGCAGTTCAACGACTACGTCTACCTATGCGACGGCATCAACTACGTCAAGGTTGACATCAGCCTGACGGTGCCGCAGGTTCAGAAGTGGTCCGATCCGTACGACCACATCAAGGTCACGGTCAGCGGCACCAGTAACTACGCCACTCTAGTAGCGAGGTATGGAGCACGCATCGTGTTGGCCGGCGTGGCTGACGCAGAAACCAACTGGTTCATGTCGCACATCGACAACCCAGAAGACTGGAATCCAACTTCTGGCAGCGTCACGGATGCTATCGCTGGCGGCGGTTCAGACTACGGCACTCTTGGCGACCGGATCGTGGCGCTGATCCCGCTTGGCAATACTGGCCTCCTGTTCGCCGGCCAGCGGTCGATGTCCTACCTGACGGTTGACCCTGCGCTTGGCGACCCGCAGATCATCACGTTGTCGAGGAACATCGGCATCGTTGGCCCGCGTGCGTTCTGCTACGGGCCTGAGAAGATCGCCTACATCCTTGGGTACGAGGGGCTGTACCGGGTTACGCCAAACGACTTCAGCCTCGACCGGGCGCAGTTGATCAGCCTGAACGTGCTGGATGCCTTCTTCAGCAAGACCCAGTGGGAGGATCTGGATGTCCTGCTGACGTATGACGTTGAGTTGCGCGGTGTCTGGATTTGGCTGACCCGTCGCGACCAGCCGTCGGTCAGCGTCCACCTGTTCTACAGCGAGCAGACCGGCGGGTTCTTCCCGCAGCGTCTGTACGAGCCGGCGTTCTACGGCGCACTTACGACGTGTCAGGCGGTCGTGTCCGACGGTCGCACGCCCGTGGCCCTGATGGGCAGCGCCGAGGGGAAGATTGGGTACTTTGACTACCGGATCATCTCCGGCATCGACGGCTACCCAGCCAGCGGATACAACAGCAACGAAGGTGGCACCTACACCCCTCCGACGGCTGCCCAGTCGGTTGATCGCCGAGTGCTGTCCAACCTGACGCTGGGTCCGGTCATTGGCGACCTTGGCACCCGGGTCATGGTCAGGGACGTTCTGGTCGAGTTGAACAGCGAAGAACACCTGCCAGACTTGGACGTAAAGGGCAATCTGCCCCGCCCGACGCTTGCCCTGAGTTATGGCGACACGGCTGAGAAGGCGATCGCTGCCAGCCTGACGACCGTCCGGGTGGTCCTTGGCGACGAGCCGATCGTGGACGGCGGCGCGGCTTCCACCTCGTCGTTCGCCTCGACGGTTGACGGCGACGACGCCACGCCTGCGTCGATCACGGACTACATGGACGGTGCCTACGCCCCGTCCGAGTTCGGGTTGTACGAAGCCCGCAGCACGTTCGTTGACCCCGAGAACCGGGTGTACGACGGTGTTTCGCCTGACACCGAGTACTACCTGAAGCGTGACACCTTTGACAGCGCCCAGCGTTGGCTGATCTACCACACCGACACAAACAACCTGATCTACGCGCAGCAGGCGATCAACGCGGTGTACAGTAAAGACCCGACGGTCGGTGAGTATTTCTTCGTGCCAAACGGAGTTACGACCGCAGCAGGACTCCAGTCCGACGACACGGCCACCATTGCTGGCGTGCTGATCGAGGCCGAGAACCTTGCGCTAGGTGAACTGTACGAGGGCAACAACAACCATTTCCGGTGCCGCGTGCGTGCCGGTGCGCTCTACATGCAGATTGCCAGTCAGGGCTACCCGTGGGCGCTGGAACGTGCGTCCGTGTTGGTTGACGCTGTTGGCATGAGGCGAAACGTGCGAGAGGTGACCTGATGGGAATCTTCCAAGCAATCGCGGCTGGCATTGGAATCGGCGGTGGTGGCGCTCTGTCGTATGCGGGCCAAAAAAAGTCCCGCAAGGCGATGGAGTCGCAGATCAGGCAGTTGCAATCTGGTCTTCGCGATATTGGTACGCAAGTTGGCAAAGCCTACGGAACCCTTGGTCGGGAGACCGCCGGCCTGTACCAGCCGCTCCTCGACTACCAGCAGCAGTCGAGCGACCAGATCCTCAATCGGTTCATCGCTGAACGGCAGGCCAACACCGACCAGTACCGACAGGGGTACGAGCAGAACATTTCACAGTTCCAGAGCGCCTACGACACCATCCGGCAGCAGTACGCAGCCGGCATGGAGCGCGTGTACGGCGAGGCTGCGTCTGGCCGTCAGGCGATGCTTGAGAGCGTCGATCTTGCCACGCAGCAGAACGTCGCCCGCCAGCAGGCTGCCAATGCCTTTAGCGGTCTTGGTCTGACCACCTTCGGTCAGGGCGTTGTTGCTGCTCGTCAGGCCGAAGGCGCACGCCAGCGCGGCGTGATCCAAGAGCAGTATGCCAGCCAGTTGGCCGCCATCCGTCAGGCGCAAGCCACTGGTGAAACATCGCTGGCGCAGGCGCAGGCAGGTGGACTTAGCGATCTACGGCAGAGAATGACAACTGGACTGGCGGAGATGGGTACGTCATACGCAAGTGCGCTGGCCGGTATGCAGCAAGGATTCGCCGGTCAGCGGCTTGGCCTCATGTCGTCGATGCAATCCAACCTCATGGGATACCGACAGAGCGAATTGCTCTCGCCGTTTGAGTATCAGGAGGCGGCACTGACCATGCCGTTCAACGCCCAGATGAACATTGCCCAGAACCGTGGCGCATTCCATTCACAGATGGGCAATGCCCTGATGGGTGCTGGCATGGGAATGCTGGGTGGTGGTTTCGGCGGCATGGGTGGTATGGGCGGCGGTGGCGGTTGACAAGAACAAGGAGAAGAACATGGCATACCTCAATCCGAACATGATCAGCAAGATGGCTTCGTCTGCCATGACCGGCAAGCGGTTCCAATCTCAACTGACTCAAGTCCCATACCAAGACTTCCTCCTTCCAGAGGATCGCGAGGGCAACCCCAGCGATCGCGTTTCAGCACGCGCATCATCTCAGCCGTCACCGGGTGCGACATCTCCGTCGTTCATGTCGGAACTTGGCGATGCGTGGAACAAGGTCGCTCCAGACATGTTCCGTGGCATCGCCGCTGGTCTTGCGTCCTATCAGGGCGATCCCAGCCGGCCACTCAGCGGTGTCGGCGAAGCGATGGCCGCGACGATGCAGCGAGGCGAGCAGACTCGCGAGGCTCGTCGCAAGATGAGTCTGATGCCAGAGGAGGCTGCCGCCGTCGCCAAGTCGGAAGTCCAATACGAGAAGATCAAGTACGAGGACGACAAGGATGCGTTCCGTGCGCTGCGCGAGATGGAGGGATTCCGCATGGGTGTCCCGACCGACTCTGTCAGCAAGGGCCTGATGGCCTACACCGCAGCCAATCCGTTCAGCGCGGTCGAGCGCCAGCGTATGGACGACGATCTCCGCCAGCGGCTCACGGCAGCACTCCGCATCTCATACTGAGGTACACATGCCGCAACAACCCCTTGGCTCATCGATGATGCAGGATCTTGACGGGTTCCCGGTTCAGGCCGGATCCGGCGCTCCTGAGCAGTCTCGCCCGATGGCGTCCAGCGAGCAACGCGACCGTCAGTTCTTGGGTGAGATTGATTCCGTCCTTGAGCGGATGAACCGCAACCCGAGTTGGGCTGTCGGTGATCCGGCCATTGCGGGCCAGCCGTCGTTCGGCAAGGCGGTTGCCGGCATCGAGCAGGGCGACGTTCAGGGTCTTGAGATGCTTCGGTTCGGCACCGTGCGCGGTACGCCAGCCGTGTCCTTCATGGACGAGGACGGTCAGGAGCAGGTCATCAAGGTGACGTTTCCGCAGTGGATGGGTATGATCCAGAGCCGCGACGACGCTCGCGCCCAGTTGCGACAGCAGCGCGAACTCGATGCCAAGAAGCAGGCTTTCGCCGGCCAGTTCCGCGCACTCTCGTCGCGTGTGTCTGAAAGTCAGGATCCGATCGTCGGCGAATACCTGACCCTTCTGTACGACATGGACCCCGGCATGGCTATGAGCGGACTGCAATCGTTCATCAAGGCACGCGCCGGGCGCGAGGACTACACCGTCTACCGTGGTCAGGAAGTGCCGTCGTCGTTTGCCGAGGCCATGTCTGCCCTCGACGACGCTCAGGCTGATGGTCGAACCATGACCTTTGGAAGGCACGCTGCTGCCTTGTCAGAGCAGGGCAACCAGAACGCGGCCAACGCCGTGAATATGGCGATGTCGATGATGCGGCCCAAGGGCGACCGGATCACGCCGCGCACGATGACTATGCCAATGTGGGCCATGCAGCAGCAGAATCCGATGGCTTTGGCGATGGTCGTCGATGCGATGCGTCAGGGCTTGCTCCCGGGCATGACTCGCCCGGTTGCGCTGCCATCTGTCACCAACGGTTCTACTGATGCGAACACGTTCCAGCAGTTCATGCAGCGGTTCAACGAGGTCTCCGGCGCGATGGGCTGGGGGCCGGCTGGTGAGCAGGATGTCGAGGTCATCATGGATGCCATCGCTCGCGTGCGTGGTGGCCTGATGATCGACCAGCAGGTTGTTGCTCCGACTGCTTCGGCCAAGACATCGAGCGGCAAGCCGTCGCAGCCAGCCCCCGCTGACGTGCGCGGACTGTCGAGCCGCAGTCGCAATGCGCTGGAAGTGATTGCCCAGAATCCGTACTTCTCACGTCTTCGCAGCAGCGACCAGAATGAACGCGCAACGGCGTTCAAGATGATCGAACGTCTATACAATGAGATGCAGGCGAACGGGCCTGAGCATCTTGGGAAGTACGGCGTCGATCCTGCACTGATCGAAGAGGCATACGCGGCAATCTCTGGAAACTGAACATGAGCCAATTCTCGTTCTTCCCGCAGCCTGACGGCACTGACCCACTGGCCGAGTCGCTGGATCAGTACCGGAGGAGCAAGAAGGCTCTTGGTCAGCGATCCACCGAGGACCGGAAGTTCATGGACCTTGGTCGTGCGTTCGCCGACATGGCCGGCAGCATTGACCCCACGAATCTGCTGTCGATTGGCGGGGTGGTTGAAGAGTTCGGCGATGTGACGAAGTTCATCGACCGGGCCAAGACGATCTACACGCGCAACGAACTGGAAGAGGAACTTGCGTCTGGCATCCTCACCCCGCAAGAGGCGGATCTGAAGCAGCAACAGATCGGCTTCCTTGACAAGTTGATTCAGCGCGAGTCGGAACAGCAGGATGTGGCTCGCGAGGCCGAGATGGCCGATACCGGCGTCGTCGGAATGTTCGGCGAGGGCATCAAGGCTGGCGTGACGCAGGGCGTTATCAGCACGATTCGCGGTGCCAGCAATCTGATGCCGTATGGGCCGGACGCATTCTGGAGTGGAGCGCAGCGCGAGTCTGCCAAGGCGATCCCCGAGGGCAGCATCGCCGGCAACATCGGTATGGCGGTCGGCAGCGGCGCGTACAGCGCGGTTGCGTTCGCGGCCAGCCCGTATGTTGGCATTGCAGCGATGGGCTTGCAGGGCTACGGCGGCGGCATTGACGAGTACGAGCAGGCGTTCGCTGCCGGCCTGACGACCGGCGACTACAGCCAGTTTCAGAAGGTGACGGCTGGCCTTACCAGCGCGGCGATCGAAGGCGTGACCGAGTGGATTGGCGCTGGGGTTGCCCAGAAACTTGCCAAGACCGGGGTCGCTCAGTGGTTCGCACAGCCGGGTGCGAGGGGAATCGTCAAGACTGTTGGTGGGATGTACGGGGCTAACTTCCTTGAGGAAGGTCTCGTGCCTGTCTTGCAGGCCGGTGTGAAGGCGACCGGGATCACCGGTATGGAGGTCGAGTCGTGGGGCGACGTGTTCTCGCAGGCTGCGACGGACGCTCTCTACGGCGGGTTCGGCGGCTTCGGCGCTGGCGCAATCAACATCCCGGTCGAACTGTCCAAGCGTCGCGAGACCAATCGTCTGCTTCGCGAGGCCGGCAGCAAGTACGCCGATCCTGCATACATCCGCGAAATCCTCCCGCAGCGTGCAGCGGCTCTCGACGCGATGACGCCGCAGGAACGCCTCGTAGAAGAACAGCGATCCCAGCAGGCTTTGATGCAGGCCGGCGCGGATCTCGCCCGGTCCAAGGAGGCAGTAGCCAATGCCAGCGCCGAGGTTGCACAGAAGCGCAAGGAACTGGAACGATCACGCCGAGGCAAGGATCAGCAGCGCACTCAGGCTATTGAGGGCGAAGTATCTACGCTGGAAGCAGCACTGGAGAATGCGCGGCGGGTTGCCGCGACAACGGCTGCCGATTACTCAGCGTCGCAACTGAACTATCTCAGTGCTGCGAGTATTGCGTCGAGCGCCCGCCCGACGACCCAGATGTCTGCGACCGACATCCTTGCGGGAATGAACTACCAGCCGGCTTCGGCTTCGACCAAGCAGCAGAAGGCAGCACAGGCTCAGATCGAGAAGTTTGGATTCAAGGTCCAGTGGTACGACGGTGCTGCCGAATCGCAGCCTGCATTCTTCAGCGGGCAGACACCAGACACCGTGTTCCTTCGCGCCGATGGCAACAGCACGTTCGCTGGCATCATGGGCCTCGCGTTCCATGAGATCACGCACTGGGCGCAGTTCAGCGACAGTGGCCTGTGGGCTGCCCTTCGCAGCACGGTGGACGACAAGTCAATGCTGGAGGCGGCGGCCAACTACTGGTCGCAGCAGGCCGGCATCGACCCGGTCGTCCGGCGTTCGATCGCCGAGATCATTGCTCAGTCGCAGGGCAAGGCGGGATCAACCGACGCGGTTGGCGCGATCGAGCAGCGAATGGCCGGCACGATGGCCGAGGTCGAGGGTGTTGCCCAGTTGATCCAGAACGGCACCGAGGCGCTCTTCCGTGGCGACGCCGTACCCGGCTGGTTCAACCAGATGCTGATTCGCGCTGGCGTCCGTGGTCGTTCGGCGATGAGTGCGCTCAAGTTGTACCGTGGCCTACAAGAGGCGGCCAAGAACAACAAGGCGTACACCCCGGGCAAGTTCGGGTTCACGATCGAGGCCGCGCAGCGTGGCCTTGAGGTCATGCGTGCCGCACGGGAGGCGGCCATGTCCCAGCCGCAACCGGCCCAGCCGGCCCCCGCGTCCACTGCGACGCCCACCCCTCAGCCCGCGCCTGCGCCTGCTGCCGCAACACCTGCGGCTCCGGCTCCGGCCCCGGCTGCTGGTCAACCTGCGCCAGCCCCGGCCCCTGCTCCGGCTCCCGCGCCTGCTCCTGCTCCGGCTGCGGCTCCGGCTCCAGCGCCTGCCCAGCCGGAAAGACTGACCGTCCGCAACATCATCGGCCCGGTCACGCCGGAGTCGAAGGCCGCGATGAGTCGCGCTGTTTCCCAACTTGGGAAGCAGGGATATCTCGATGCTATCGCCGCGATCGACCTTGCGATCATGGAGATAGAGCAGGAGGATGCCGCCGCAAATCGCCCGGACTCCTTCGGCGGAATCGGTAGCGAGGAGATTCTGGCACTGGTCAATCAGGTTGCCCTTGCCGATGAGGGCGCAACCCTGCCCGACGGCAAGCCAGTCACGGTTACGCCAAAGCAGCGTG